ACCTTCATGGCTGTGGTCGCGCCCGCATCCCCAATGCCTTGAAACGCCAGCGTCATGTCGTTGCGCAGCCGCGCCCAAGCCGCCGACAGGGTGTTGACTTCGCCCGACACATCTTGCAGCGCCTTGGTCAGCGCCGGGAACAGGTCGCGCGCGGTCAACATGCCGGATTCCACCAGCTTGAACAGCTCCTGCTGCGTGATGCCCAGCCCCTTGGCGGTGAGCGCCAGCGCGCCCGGCAGTGCGTCGCCAAGCTGCTGGCGCAGCTCTTCCATGTTCACCACGCCCTTGCCCGCCATCTGGCTCAGGGCTTCCAGGGCGCGCTCGGTTTGCGCCGAACTCAGGCCCAGCGTGCCGGCCGCCAGCGTGAGGGATTTGAACAGCGCGTTCGTGGTTTCCAGCGGTATGCCGCTTGATTCGGCAGAGGCCGCGAATTTGACAAAGGCTTGGCTGATGTCGCCCATGGCCACACCGCCCGCGTTGGCGGCGTCGCGCAGCAGTTCGATCTGGCTGGCGGCCGTTTCGGCGCTGCCGTAAATGGTGGTCAGGCCCAGCCGCAGCGCCTCGATTTGCGTGTTCGCGTTCCAGAAGGCCCGCGCCATCATCTGCACCACTTCCACGAAGCTGAAAAACGCCGCCAATTGCCCCACGGTGGTTTGCAGCAGGCCGGTCGCCTTGTCCATCATGGTCAGCGAGCCGGTGGCCTCGCGCACCTCGCGTTCGAGCGCTTGCACGCGGGCCTCGGCACTGCGCATGGCGGCATCGAGCTCGGCCCCGGTCACTGCGCCGGTGCTTTGCAGCAACTCCATGGCATCGCGCACGCGCTGGATTTCTATCCGCAGCTCTTGCGCCGATTTGGCCCCCACCGTGCCAAAGGCATCGCGGATGTTTTGCCCCGCCACCTGCGCCGCTTGCGCCGCCTCGCGCTGCGCTTGCTCCATGCGCTGGTAGTCGCGGATGATGCCATCGGCCTCGGCGCGCGCCTGCGCCTGAAGCTGCTGCCGGGTGGCCAGCTCTTTGGTGGCCAGGCGCTCGGCTTCTGCCGCTGCCTCTCTGTCGGCGCGCTGCTTGCGATTGATTTCCTCTATTTGCCCGGTCAGCGCTTCTTTGACGCGGGTCAGGTCGCTGGCCAGCCGCTGCTGCGAGTCGCCCAGCTTGATCGACTGCCCGCCCGCCTCAACCAGTGCGCGGTTTTTGCGGTCGATGGTTTGCTCTAGGCCGCGCACGCTGGCGTCGTAGGCGTCCGAGCCGGTTTTGGCTTCGCGGTAGGCGCGGCCCGCCTCGGCCAAGGCGGCATTGCCTTCGCGCAGCGCAACCTTGAGCCGCTCGCGCTCTACGCGCCCGCTGGCCGCAGCCTCGCGGGCTTCGCGCTCGGTTTGCGCCAATGCGCGCATTTGGTTGGTGTAGTCGAACGCGGTGCGCCCGGCGGCGTCGGTGGTGGTGCGCAGCTCGCGCATTTGCGCGCTGGCTTGCTGTGCGGCAGCAATCGATTCCCGGATTTCTAGGTTTTTGGCACCCTCGGCGGCGCGCACCTGCTCCACGTTGGCCCGGTAGCCGTCCAGCACCGTGCGGGCCTGCGCCGTGGCTGCCGTGGCGGCGTCTTGCGCCGTCTTGACCTCGCGCAAGTCGTGCGCCAGGTTGCCAATGGCCTCAAGCTGGCGCGCCTGCGCCTCCAGTGCGCTCAACTGGTCGGCCAGCCGCTTGAACTCGGGGGCTGCCTCGCCGCCCGAACGGGCCAGGTCTTTTACGTCGTCGCGCAGCTTGCCAATCGCCTCGGCGTTGGCCGTGGTGATCTCTAGGGCAAGCTCAATTTCGCGCCGGTTTTGCTGTGCCATTTACCCGCTACCCCGTTAGGAAGGGCGCAGCCGCCCAGCGGTGCCTTCTTGCTGGTGAAGGCTGCGCGTGTGTGTGGTCAGCAGGCCATTAGCCTGCCGGGTTGAGCAGTTGCACTTCAAACGGCTCGGTGCGGCCCACTGGCGTTTTCAGGCGGCCAGACAGGGAAAGCTCGGCAAACTCGTCCGACAAAAAGTCGAAGGCCGAATCGGCCGCAATCACGGCCTCGAACACGTCCACCATGACGGGCGCTTGATCCACGAAGTTGATGCCGTCCAGCCGCAGCCGGGCACGAATCTGGCTCTGCACCGCGCCACGAATGCGGGTGCCGCCCACCGCGCCAAACGAGCCTGTTACGCGCAACGATGCGCCGTTGGCAATCACCGAAGCGGGCAGCACGCGCAGCCAGCCCATGCGGTAGTTGATCTCGAAGTCGGTGCCCAGCACGTAGGTGACGGTGCCGTTCGCATTGCGCAGCGAGAAGCCTGCCGCAGTCACGTTTTGCTGCCCGAGGTCGATCCATTCGCCTTTCTGCGGCACCACCACGGTGACATCGGCCCAAGTGCCTGCGCCTTGGTTGATGGCGGCCTCTTCGCCCATCAAAGCCAGCAGCAGCGATTCTTTGTTGATCTCGGGCATGGTCAGGGCAAAGTCGGCCGGCTGCGGAATCGACACGCTTTCGATCACCTGCCCGTAGGTGCTGCGCCCGCGTGAAGTCATTTCGCGCACTTCGACGTTGGGCTGAATCTCGAAGCGTGTGACTTCGTAAGGCCCGGCATAGCTGCCAAACACCCCCGTTGCCGGGTTGAACCGGGCGATATACAGATCGCCAGCGCCAAGAAAACCGCGTGCTGTTGCCATTTCATGCTCCAAAGTAGGGGTTGCGGGCCAGCAGGCCAACCGCTGGCTTCAAGTGTGCGCACTTTCTTCCCGGTGCGCCTGCGGGCAAATGTCGCGCAGCCTGCGCCGGGCCGTGGGCTGCGTTAGGGGTTGCGCAAGTCTTCCACGTAATCCACATCGATCTCGACCGTGACAAACACCACCGGCACGCCGTCGGCGCGCGGGCCGATGTCGCGCCCTTGGTAGGTGACTACCAGCACCTTGCCGCCCAAGTTGGGCGCGCCGCCAAAAATGGCGCGCTTGAGGTCTCGAATGGCCGCGTGTGCGGCATCGTTGGGGTTGTTGGCATCGCACGCTACATAGGCCGCAAGCACGTAGCGCTGGCGCAGTTTGACCACTGGCAGGCGGCCGGTTTGGTCGAGCACCGAATCGTCGCCCTCGATCAGCACCGAGCACGGCACCGCCGATTCGTCCACCGCCCGGCGGCCACGGAACAGGCGCAAGCCAATATCGGTCTCGAAGCCGTTGGGCCGCGAAATGGAAGCAATGCGCTCGGCCAGCGCGGCCACCACTTCGCTGGCCGTGGTGTGGTTGTTCGTCATATCGCCCCCAAGCGGGCATCCAGCCCGGCCATGAACTCGCGCTGCAACTCGTCTGTGATCTTGCCTTGGTTGTCGCGGGCAAAGCGCCGGAACACCTGAAACACGCTCGGGCCGTACTTGTGCTTTATGCGCCCGCCCTCGCGCCGGAACACGCCAAAGCCATTGCCGTTGCGCAAGGGCATGACGAAGGCCGTGGCAATGCGCTTCATGCCTTTGCGGTTCACGTCCACGCTCACGCCGTCAGACTTTTGGCCCGCCGCAATGCCACGGCTGGCGTCGCCGGTGCGCCGTGTCCAGCCCGGCCAAGGGCCAAACTTCTTGCCCATGCCCTCGATGCGCTCGTTGGACCAGTTCACCGCCTTGGTTTGCACCTGCGCGCCAAAGCGCTGCAAGGTTGTGCCGCGCACCGGCGATATCACCAAGTCCTGCGTCAGCAGCCCCTCGCGGCGGCCGGTTTTGCGCTCCAGCCGCTGCTCGATGTAGTCCCGCGTCACGTTCAGGCTGCGAAACGTCTCGTCCACCGCCTGCTTGCGCACCGATAGCGAAACCGCCGCCACCGCGTCCTCGCGCACCCGGCGCAGCATTTGCATGTCAAGCGCGCCGATGCGCTCGCTGGCTGCCAGCAAGTCGGTGGTGTCGAGGCGAATGGTCAGCGTCATGGCAGGGGTTGCACCGTAAAGCGCAGCGTGTAGCCGTTGTTTTGCAGCAGGCCGTCGAGCGCAAAGCGGCCCTGCGGCGTCTGCACTTGATCGCCCACTTTGGGGTCGGCCCGCGCATCCAGTGTGGCCACGTCGCGCAGCATCACTGCGTCGTTGAACTGGCCCATCACCTCTACGCCGCGCTCGATGTTGACGCGGATTGGCACGCTCGGCCCGCTGGCTCGCACCAGCATGGCCTCTTGCCCCAGGCGGCCCAAAACGCTTGCCGCCAAGCGCTCAAAGGCCGCACGCATCAGGCCGCCAGCAAACGAACCGGCACAGCAGGGCGGGTGCAAAGCGACAGCGGGTTGCTCTGCGCTTCGACCATGATGCCCTTGTTGAAAGGCATGGCCTCTTGCTTGGCGTAGTAGGGCAGGCCAGCGGTGTTGACGGTTTCCATGTAATCGGCCGGGGCAAAGTACGTGGCAAACAGGTCGGGCACGCCGCCGGGAATCAGGTAGGCAGAACCGGCTTCGATGAAGGGCACGCCGTTCACGGTGCCGCGATATTCTTCCCAGAACACGCCGCCAAAGAAGAACCCGGCGCGGTTGTCGGAGCGCAGAAACTCGCCGCTCATCCAGCGGTCGAAGGCTTTTTCAACGGCGGGGTGCGAAGTGAAGGCGTCGAAGAACGATTCCGAGCACAGGGCGCGGCTGTCCACGTACATCAGGCCGCCCAGCGCCAGCTCCATTTTGCGCTTGGCTTCAAGCACCCGCGTCTGCACCTTGGTGGCGGTGTTGCCCAGCACCATGTTGTGCGTGGTTTGCGTCACGCCAAAGGCGCTGTAGAGGTCTTCCAGCACGGTCACGCCGTTGGCGTCCAGAATCTGGCCCTTGATCGCGCCCATGCGCTGGTATTCGATGGTGGTGTCGAGGTCGCGCCGCATCTTGGTCAGCTTGCGGTTCATCAAGCCCTGAGCGGTTTCGAGCTCCGACTCGGCCCCGAAGGAGCGCAGATTCTGCACCTCGTCGGCCACGATGGTGGCGCGCTGGGGCAGGTGAATCGTGCTCATCGAGCGCAGCGTGCGTTTGTCGTTCGTCATCGGGCGGCCGGGTGCGCCGCGCTGGGCTGCGGGCACCAGGTTGATGGTGCTGCCGACGCTCTCGATCGACACGCTGGTGGTCGAAATGCCTTCTTCGCTGAACAGCCCCAGCTCGGCCAAGCGCTGCGGCTGGTGCGCAACGCTGGTAATGGCTTTGGTCAGGCTCACAACCCCGAATGCGTCGTTGTTGAAAATGTCGATGTGCATGGCGGTCTCCTTTAGCGAACGATGATGCCAACAGCCGCCAAGTCGGCGCGGGCGGGGGTGTCCAAACCGGTCAACTGCGCGGCAGCCACTTCGGCGGCTCGGGCAATCACCACCGCGCTCTGCGCCGTGGCCGAAACGTCTGCGTGTGCGTACAAGATGGCCACAGCCACCTCAACGCCGCCAGTGCCCACGTTGTTGTACGGGGCCAGCGTGCCGTTGGCAAGGCGGCCCAGCACCGTGCCGGGAACCAGCCGCGCGACAACAGGTGCCAGCGTGACAGACTCTCGGCTGATGGAGCCGTTGCCCTCAGACAAAATGAACTCGCCAGTGCGCTGGCCTTCGGTGAAAACGGTCATGGTCATGCTCCTTTCAGGTTTTGACGCCGCGCAGCCCAAATATCCTCAGTGCGAACACCGCTGGGCTGCGCGCCCGCGTGCCGCTGTTCAAACGCTTTCGGATGCGTGTCGATGTGTTCTTGCGCATCTTCCAGGGCCGCCAAAATGGCTGCGCTGGCTTGCGGCACTGTCTGGCCACTGCGAATCAGGCCGTCGGCCATGTGATCGAGCTTTGCCATTCCACACAGCGCCTTGATTTCCCGCGCCGCTTGCATCTTGTTCTGCACCGCCGCCAAGTCGGGTATGGCCGGGTCGAGCGCCCAGCGTGCGGCATAGGCGTCCAAGCCCCAAGCGCTGGCCAGCACGGCCACTTGCTCGGCATGGGTGGGCTGCGGCTCTTCGTCGGCTGGCGGCGCATCGGCTGGCTGCGGGGCGGGTGTTTGCGCCAGCGCATAGACGGCCCGCGCAGCGTCTGGCAGGCGGTCAAGCGAGAAACTGGCCCGCGCCGTAAACGCTGGCGTCACCTTGGTGGCAAAGCCCATTTCTAGGGCCTCGTGCGCCGTCATCCAAGTTTCGGCGTGCAGCATGGCCTTGATTTCGTCCAGGCCCTTGCCGGTGCGCTTGGCATAGGTGCCCGCCAGCGAATCCCCGATCTTGTCGAGCACATCGGCGCTTTCGCGCAGCTCTTGCGCATCGCCCAAGGCAAAGCTCCAAGGGTTGTGGATCATCATCATGGCGTTTTCGGGCATTTCGATTTCGTCGCCCGCCATGGCCACCAGCGAAGCCGCCGAGGCCGCAATGCCCAGCACCTTCACATTGATGGTTTTGCCGCTGTAGCGCAGTGCGTTGTAGATCGCCAGGCCCGCAAACACGTCGCCGCCGGGGCTGTTGATCGACAAATTGATGGTGTCGCCCTCGATGGCGTGCATTTCATCCAGGAACGCCTTCGCGCTCACCCCATACGCGCCGATGTCGTCGGTGATGTCGATGGCGTCGCCCGCCTTGCGGTTGTACCAAGTTTGCATAGGTGTACCTCTTGGCCGCAAGTGTGCG